GCCAAGATTTTGTGTGTTTTTTAGCCACGAACGGATTCGGTGACTGAATGTCGGTCCGATCCGATCAGAAACGCCGCACCGACGACGCCCAGGCGAAGCGCGACGCCGAGCGGTACGACGACATCAAGTCCCGCACCGGCGAACGCTCTCGCCGAGTCTCAGCCGCCGGCCGCGACATCGGCCCGCCGCCGGCGATCGTCGATCCGGCCCGCCGCGATTCATGCCGGCTGGACTTCCGCCTCTTCTGCGAGACGTACGCCGCCGAGTCGTTCCCGCTGGCGTGGTCGCCCGACCATCTGACGGCGATCGCCAAGATCGAAGGCGCGGTCTTGCGGGGCGAGCTTTTCGCCTTCGCCATGCCGCGCGGCTCCGGCAAGACGACGCTCTGCGAGTGGGCATGCCTCTGGGCACTGCTGAACGGCCACCGGCAGTTCATCACGCTCATCGGCTCGGATCAGTCGATCGCCGAGCAGATGCTTGACTCGATCAAGTCGCACCTCGAGCAGAACGATCTCCTGGCGGCCGACTACCCGGAGGCGACCTACCCGATCCGGGCGCTCGAGGGGATCAACGCACGTGCCCGCGGGCAGACGATCGAGGGCCGGCCGACAAAGATCGAGTGGACCGCCGACCAGATCACGCTCGCCACCGTCCCCGGCGGGGCTTCGTCCGGGGCCGCCGTCCGCGTGGCCGGCATCACCGGCCGCATCCGCGGGCTTCGGCACACCCGCCCCGACGGCCGGACGATCCGTCCGGACCTTGTGCTGATCGACGATCCGCAGACCGACGAGTCGGCCGCCAGCCCCTCGCAGTGTGCCACCCGCGAGCGGACGCTGTCTGGGGCGATCCTCGGCCTCGCCGGCCCCGGCAAGCGGATCTCCGGCCTCTGTACCGTCACGGTGATCCGCACCGACGACCTCGCCGACCGGCTTCTCGACCGGCAGAAGCACCCGTCGTGGCAGGGAGAACGCACAAAGCTCGTCTACGAGTGGCCGGACGCCGAGGACGATTGGAGCCAGTACGCCGAGCTGCGGCGCGAGGGACAGCGGGACGGCACCGGCACCGGCGCGGCGGACGAGTTCTACCGGCAGCGGCAAGCCGCGATGGACAAGGGCGGCCGGGTGGCTTGGCAGGAGCGGAAAGCACCGGACGAACTGTCGGCTATTCAGCATGCCTGGAATCTCCGGATCGACCGCGGCGAGGCGGCGTTCAACGCCGAGTTTCAGAACTCGCCGCTGGCCGACGACATCACCACCGACAAGCTCGACAAGCGCCAGCTTGCGCTGCGGGCGACGAACATCGCCCGCGGCATCGTGCCAGCCGGTCACACAAAGCTGACCGCGTTCGTTGACGTGCAGGACCGGTTGCTCTACTGGCTCGTGGCGTCGTGGTCGGAGTCGTTCGGCGGGCACGTCGTGGCCTACGGCAGCCACCCTGACCAGGGCTCGTCGTTTTTTGAGGCCGGGTCGGCCAGGAAGACCCTGGCACTCGCCTCGCCAGGGGCAGGCTTTGAGGCGGCGCTACGTGCCGGCCTCGACGAGACGGCGCGGCTCTTGCTCGCCCGCGACTGGCAGCGGGAAGACGGCGTCCCGATGCGAATCTCCCAACTCATGGTCGATTCCAATTGGGGGCAGTCCACGGCCGTGGTGAGGAACTTCGCCCGGTCGTCACCGTTCGCGGCACAGATCCTGCCGAGCCGCGGCAAGGGTATCGGTGCTGCTGGAACGCCGATGGGGCCGCGGAAAAATCGCGGCGATCGGGCAGGGCTTAACTGGCTCGTCGGCAAGACGGCCGAGGGCACGCAGATTGAGGCAACGTACGACACCAACTTTTGGAAGACGTTTGTATCGGGCCGCCTGCGGCTGGGGCTTGGCGATCCGGAAGCCATCATGCTGCACGCCGGCAATCACGAGATGCTGATCGAGCACCTCGTTGCCGAGTTCCCGGTGCGTGTTGAGGCCCGCGGCCGCAGCGTGGACGAGTGGAAGGAAGTCGCGCGAGAGAATCACTTGTGGGACGGTCTCGTCGGGTGTGCCGTCGCGGCGTCGATCACCGGCCTCGAGCCGGCCGCCAGCGAGGGCGGATTCCGCAAGCGGAAGAAGGTCAGCATCCCCGCCGGCCCTGACGGCAAGCGGGTGATCGTCACGAAGCGCCACAAGGCGTAGCCACACCCCCTCTCGATCCGTTGCGGTCTCCGCGACTTTGGAGGCATGAGCGACGAACTTGCCAGCAAGATCGACACGGTGGCGCAGGGGCCGGCGTCTGTCCGCACCGACGCGGGCGAGGTCGTCGCGCAGTCGATCCCCGACATGATCGAGGCGGACAAGTACCTCGCCTCAAGGAACGCCACGGCCGCGAGCAATCGGGGACTCCGGTTCAACAAGCTGATCCCGCCGGGGACCACCTGAATGGGAATCGTTTCGCTCATACGAACTGGCCGCTGGTCGCCTCCGAAGAAGGCGATTCAGGTCGTTCGCCCGCTCGCACGGGCGCGGTTTGACGCTGCCCAGACGAGCGACGATTCACGCCACTGGGCCAATGCCGACGCCCTCTCGGCCAACGCCGCTCTCGTGCCTGAAGTGCGGCGGATCATTCGCAATCGCGCCCGGTACGAGCGGGCAAACAACGCCTACGTTCATGGCATCTGCGTCACGAAGTCCAACGATCTTATCGGCACCGGGCCGCGGGTGCAGCTCGCCACCGGCTACGCCGACGCGGATCGGTCGATCAGCCGGGCGTTCTTCGATTGGTCGTGGTCAGTCCGCCTGGCTGACAAGCTCCGCACCGCCACCGAGGCCCGCGTCCTCGATGGCGAAGCGTTCGCGCTCTTCTTCACCAATCCCCGGCTCGACCCGCGCGGCGTGCAGCTCGACCTGCGGCTGATCGAAGCCGACCAAGTCGCATCGCCGGCGTACGACTACCAGCAGACAATCTCGCCCGACGGCTCGCTCGTGGACGGCGTCGAACTCGACCGGCACGGCAACGTGATCGCGTACCACGTGCTCACGTCGCACCCCGGCAGCAACTACCTCATCGGGATCAACGAGTACGACACGATCGCCGCCGAGAACATGCTGCACTGGTTCCGGCCGACCCGGCCGGGCCAGCACCGCGGGCTGTCGGAACTGACTCCGTGCCTGCGTCTGACGGCGAACATGCGGCGGTACACGGAGGCTGTGATCCGGGCCGCCGAGATCGCGGCCGACCTCGCCGCATTCGTTCACTCGAACTCGCCCGCCGCCCAGGTTGACGAGGTCGATCCGTTCGCCGCGATCGAGATCGAGAAGGGCACGCTCACCACGCTGCCCGAGGGCTGGGATGTCTCCCAGCTCAAGGCCGAACAGCCAACCAACACGCACCAAGCCTTCACGCGGACGATCCTCGGCGAGATCGCGCGGGGCGTGAATCTCCCGTACCACAAGGCCGCGTTCGACGCGTCGTCTTACAACTACTCGTCGGCCCGCCTGGACGGCCAACTGCACGAGCAGAACGTCCGCGTCGAGCGGGACGAACTCGAGCGGGCGTGGCTCGACCGCATCTTCCGCGAGTGGCTCGACGAAGCCCTCCTCGTCCCCGGCATGATCCCCGCCGGGCTGCCGCCGGCCTCGGAATGGAATTGGGCGTGGGTTTGGGACGGCCGCGAAGGCGTCGATCCGAACAAGGAAGCCAACGCCACCGAGACGAAGTTGGCGACGCTCACGACGACGCTGGCGGACGAGTACGCCAAGCAAGGCAAACAGTGGGACGTGCAGCTCCGACAGATCGCGGCCGAACGGCAGCTCATGGCCGAGCTTGGGCTGTCGATCGGCGACCGGCCCGCCCAGGTCGTCGTGCCGCAGGTTGATCCCGTCAACGCTGCCGGCGAGCCGGGCGTGATCGCCGCCGAGTCGTACAAGCCGACGGCGGAGATGGCCGACGAGGCCGAACGTGGCCTCTCTTGGCGTCGTGAGTTCAACCGCGGCGGCACTGAGATCGGCGTGGCCCGCGCCCGCGACATCGCCAACGGTAGGCCGCTCTCGCTCGACACCGTCCAGCGGATGGCGTCGTTCTTCGCGCGGCACGAGGTGGACAAGCAGGGCGAGGGCTGGAGCCCCGGCGAGGACGGCTACCCGTCAGCCGGCCGCATTGCCTGGGCGCTATGGGGCGGTGACCCCGGTCAGGCGTTCGCCAATCGCATCACCGAGGGAGCCAACGCATGACGAATCTCTCGATTCGTTCCGCCGTGCAGTTTCTTCGCGCCGACGCTGACGGCGAGGGCGAAGGGCTTTCGACGCCGCGGATTCCGCGGTTTTCGATGGTCGGCTACACGGGCGGGATGATCCGCCAGGCGTGGAGCCGCGAGCCGATCGTCATCGACCTCGCCGGCATGACGGTGCCGTCGGTGATCCCGATCGTCTTCGGGCATGACTACTCGCTCGAGGCCGTCCTTGGCCAGGGCACCGGCACCGTCGGCAACCAGCTCGTCATCGAAGGCGCGATCCTCGCTGCCGGCGAAGCGGCCATGCAGGTCGTGCAACTCGGCGACCGCGGCTACCAGTGGCAGGCCAGCGTCGGCGCGGACGTTGACGAGGAATACCTCGTCGCGTCCGGCGACACCGCACAAGTCAACGGGCAGGCCTTTCAAGGTCCTGTCCGAATCGTAAAGCGCTCCACGCTGCGGGAGTGTTCGTTTGTAACCCTCGGGGCCGACGCAGCGACGGCCGTCACCATTACCGCCAAATCGGCGGGGGAGTCTCCTATGTCCGCAG